GTGTTCGGATCGTAGGTCGAGCCGAGCCGATAGCCATGCGTATCGTAGCCGGGATTATTCGGATCCGGCGTGCCATTAGGCCCGACGAATGGCTGCGCGGCGGTATTCGTAAACCCAGGCCCAGGCGTAAAGGCATTGGAAGATTGCGGCGATTCTGGGGCGTTATCGTCAAACCAAGCCATCGTTAGCCTACAATCTGCGCGCCGCGACTCTGATAGTGCGCGACTTGTGAATACGGTACCGACGACGTTTCGCCGGTCGGCGCGCGCATCATCACCTGTTGTTCAGGACCGCCCATTGCCGCGCTCGCCGTCGTCGCATAGGAGCGGGGCTGACTAGATGTGTCAGGCGCCGCGCTATAGGGGGTAAAGGCCGGAATGCTCACCGCAGGCCCCCCGAGGCGCGACCGGATCGCATTGGCGGCGATTTCCTTCGCCTTGTACTGATTGTAATTGCCCTGCGCCGTCACATTCGCATTGGCGAGATCCTGCGCGGCTTGTTGCTTCTGAAAGGCTAAGGTATCGGCCGCACTTTTGGCTTGCACATCCGCCGCATATTTCGCGGCCTGCGCTTGGGTATCAGCCGCTTCGCCCGCTTCATGCGCACCATAGATGGCTCCGCCTGCCGTCGCGCCCGCGCCGACGGCCCCCCAGAATGCCGGTAATGCTAAGACCCCAGGCATTTAATGCACACTCCTCATCGGCATGACATAGTGATCGCCTTCGAGTTTCCGCGCGTTCGCATGCTTCAACAATCCACGCACCGGATCGGCCACGGCGGCGGTCCAAACGTAGTACGCGCCCACTTGTTCAGTGAGTTCTTTCATCCCCATCCAAAGATGCCGTGCCACGACACTGGACCCGCGCACATCAGGATCAATCCAGAGCCCTTCCACATGGGGAATCACGAGGAACGCCCAGCATCCGACAATCTCGTCTTCGTCTTCAACGACGATAATTTTCGTATGTAGCGGATCGAGTGTCGGCCAGACGGTTTCCAGCTCGGTCCCGGCAAGGCGTTCCCATTCTTCGACGGGCAGAATGCGGCGCGTCATGGGATGGCCTCCACCGTGACGGTGAGCGCATATTGCATCGGCGTCGCGCCGCTGCTGCTGTAGGTCGTCGCGTACGTCAGGGGGGCACCGCTCACAACCACCATCCACGTCTGACTATCCGTCGTGGTCGTCGTATTCCCCGTGATGGCTGGGAACGTATGGCTCTGCGCACCGCCATCCGTCCAGCCGATCGTCACCGCTAGGGAGCTACTCACCGTCGCGGCCTGCGTGATGCGCGCGTAATAGGTCAGGCGGTAAGTCCCGCTCGAGACGGAGCCGAGTGGGAAGGGCGTGGTCGGGACGCTGGCGGATTGCGACGCGAGCGGGATCGAGGTAGAGACTTTGGGCGCGACAGCGGTCGGCTGAATCAGAGCATCATTGAGCCAGATCCCGAATTCACGGGACATCCCGAATCCAGGCAGCGGTCGGCCCGTGGGGTCAAGCTGTATAACCGACGTGCCATAACTCAGCGGAATGGTCATCGGGCTCCCGGCGGATCGATGTTATTGATGAACGCATCAATGATACGCCAGGGAATCGGGTCGCTCATCACGAATTTGTTCACCCGATCGCGGGGAATCCCCATGCGCGTCCAGAAGACGCGCCGCTTGAAATCGGCTGTTTTTCCGGCACTGGCACTGCGTTCGGGTAGGTAGGTTTTCCCCCCATCATCGCTCGTTTGCATCGTCGCCACGGGATCGCTGCCAGCGCCAGACACCGTCCCGACGCCGGCCTCAAGAAACAATTCCAACCGAGAAATGGGGATTTCCCGGTTTTCATTGAATAGTGAGGGCGCGATGCGCATCCGGCGGATCACGGAGCCATCGAGTTCGGTCCCATAGTTCACATCCATCGCCGCGATAATGCCCGTGTTCCGATCGCCCACGAGATGTTGGCCGAAGGCGTAGGCATGGACGCGCGGCTGCCAGATGTCATACCGCGTCATCGGGCTATTCCACTTGCCCCACTCGATCCAGACACCGGTTTGGAGGTCAAAGACCCAGGTGGCATTCGCACTTGGGAAGGTGAGGACGTAAAACAGATGACCGCGATATTGGAACATCAACGCTTCGGCGTCGGTGATGCTCGAGGTCCGCGCGTATTCGGAAATGGCCGATTCCACTTCGAATGTGCTCACGCGCTGAGGCGTGTACCCCACGGCCATGACGACGATCCCGGCACCTTCGGCATTCCGGCTCAGCCACAGCACTTGCCCGCCAGCCGTGGAGAGCGAGAACGGTGCCACGATCCCGTACTTGAATGTGGCGCCTGGTCGCGGCGCGAAGGGGAACGGGAATGTGCCGGCATCGTAATAGACCACGCCGGTTTTCTGCCCGATCAACCAAATATCGGGAATGTTCACGAGTAGCGCGGCCCAATTATCAGGAGCATCGCCTCGCTGAGCGAACTGGGTCGGGTCCCAGGTGATGAAATCGTTCAGATTGGAGAGGCGGAATTTCGAGGTCGCCGGGTTCAACGCGATGCCATACCCGTCTAGCATAGCGACCTGGACACAATCGCCGGTGAGGACTTGGGTGAGCACATTCGCGTTCAAGTTGAAGCAATAGCCGTTCGATCCGCTCGCGATCAGGATTTGGGCGCCGACGGCACCATTGCCGACCATTTGCGCCGGATTACTATCTTGCGCGACAGACCCACGAAATGTCGCGGTCTGATTCGAAAATAGTTCATAGAGGCCATTGCCGATGACGGCGAACGCACGCCCATTCAACTCATAGAGTCCGCGCGTGCCGACTTGTGTCACCGAGAGAAACGACTGAAAGCCGGGGCTGGGATAGAGCGCCGCGCGATTCTTCCCCGCTTGCGGAAGCGGCTCGAGATAGAAATTCACCGTCCGCTCACAATCCGCCGTGAGACTGGATGATGGCGCGGAGGGGCCGATGAAATTCGGATATCTCACTGCCGGGACCAGCCATCCGAGTAAATGTTGTACTGGCCCGCGCGGGTCGGCAGTACCGCGTTGTCGAGATAGAGGTCGCTCAATTGCAGATTCACCATCTTGAGTTTTTCCTTACTCTCGCGCGCACTCATGACCAGCCCTGGATCGAGTGGAATGTTCTCACGGAATTCGGCGGCCAATTCGACGGCGAGATTGTCCCGGAGAAAGCGGTTATAGCCCGGGGGCAGCGCAATCGTGTCATTGACGGTGTTGAACCGTGTAACTTGTGCCGGATAGTACAGGACGCCTTGCAGATTGCTTTGCGTCGGCACCATCCAGAGGTAGAGACTGCCGAATCCTGAGCCGGTGAAGGTCGGATTATAGCGATACGATGTGGGCAGTGTCCCGGTCAGATCCTTTTGCGGTACGCGCTCCCAGGCGTCTTCGGTGAGCTGCGCCAGGGGCAACTCCAGCGTCGGCGTGACCGCGAGGTTCTGATAGCGGACATTGGTCACAAACATGGGCCGGTTGATGTTGATATCCCCGCCCAATCCGACGGTGTAGGGATTGGCCAGCGTGCCTTTCGTCGAGGTGATCGTCCAGAGCGCCCGCTGCACGGCGAAGATCAAGAGCCGGTCGTTCGCGCAGACGCTATCGACCCAATCGTTGAAGCGGTCGAAGGCATCCATCAACATGGCCGGCGAGGGGAATTCGTTCTCCTGAATGACATTGATTCGGCGCATCGCCGCAATGAGCAGATTGCTGACGATCGTGGCGCCGCTCCCAGTCGTCGCGCCCAGTGCCGTCTGCTGATTCGCACTGACCGTCGCGACTTGCACCGTAACGGGGACGGCGCCTGATCCAATGAAGGTATAGCCGATGAGGGCGCCATTCGTTTCCGCTTGGCTTGGCCGGTACGTGTAATACCCGTTGCCTTCTGCCGTGCAGACTCCGCCGCCGACACTGCCAATGGCCTGCGTGCCGGCATCGATCGTCACATAGACGGTGACGCCGCCCCCGAAGGCCGCGCCTGTCGAGGCATTCACCATCTGCGCGCCAATCGATTGACCTGATGTGTTAATGATCAATGGGTTTCCGGCTCCTCTGGCGTCATGCCAACGAGTTGATTGCTATTCACGGCCCAGGCAATCTTAAACACAATCGGCGCGACGAAAACATCTAGGGGAAATTGCTGCACGGGCATTTGTGCCAGCGGCCACCAGAGACGCACCGGTTGCGTGCTGATAATCGGTACAAAAATATGCGGGCCTTGCTCGAGAATGGGGAGTACTTGTTCGCTCGGCGTGCGCGGCACGTAATTCGTGTAGCGCGTGGGCTGGCCGAGAATAAACACATAGCTCTGCGCGACGGGAGGGGGGGTGAACACGCCGGTCAGTTGCTTGGGCGATCCGGCTTCGCGCGCCGCCAGTTTATCGAGATAGTACGCGCGCTCAGGCTGCCCCAGCACGAACACATAGGTCTGTTGCGCGATGGTGCCTTCCGCGCGAAGCGGCGGCGCACTCAGCGACGCCAGATTCGGCACATACCAAGCCGATCGTTCTGGCTGATTCGTCGGGAAGATAAATGTCGGCCGGCTCCCTGGCCCATCAAGTCTCGCCGTCGTCCCACTGCGTCCGGCGAGAAGCGTGCGATCAATGGCGGCCCACCAATCCACGGTCGGTTGATAAGGAAAGAGCGGCACCAGCGGCGTCGGGACCGAAATGCCTTTGATCGACCGCTGCACGATGATCGGCTTTGGCCGTTCCCCATAGCCTTGCGGCATGACAATCGAGCTGTAGATCTGCGTATCCGGTGGGGCGGGCGGGGGGCCGAGCAATGGTAGTTTGGTGGCGCGATCGAACGTAGGCGGCGCCCAATATCGACTATCAGGATTTTGCAGGTTCGCCACCGACTGTGGGAACGGCACGAGCGGCGGAATATCCACCTGGACATAGCGTGGCGGGCTCGCGTACCGCGAAGTATTTAGATAGGCTTCGCTCCAATTCCGATCAGGCGGGTCCCACAGGCGCGGGTAAATCGGCGTCAACGGCGGCGAGGGATTGCCAGACTGGCCCGTTGTTTTCGGAACCACCTGGTACGATCGTGCCCGCTGCGGCTGGTTCACCGCGAAGACATAACTCTGCGGCGCTCCCGCGCTGGGGCCTAGAATCGGCGGCTTCGGCCGGGGAAACTGATATTGCAACGGCATCCGTCAGGTCCACGTAATATCGACAGAGGCTTGGACCCAATCCACCGAGCCTTGGCGCTTGGTCGGCGTCGTCTCCAGATAGGGTCGCGCCTGTGGCTGCATCACAATGCCAACGGGTCGATAGCCATTCAGAACGCTCATGGTGGCGGATGGCGAGATCCAATCAATCGCGGTCGAGACACTCGCGGTAAACGAAATCACTTGGGCATTCCAGCGATTAGACCCAGACAGCGTCCCGGTGGCCGCGCCTGTAAACCCTGCGGTGTAGGACACGCACCAGGCGGCACTATTGCCAGAGGCCGACTGCCGGAACCCATCAGGCAAGACGCTATTCACTTTCGGTTTCTGGATGCTCGCGCCAAATTCCGCGTAGCCGCCAAACGACATGCCCCGTGTGCCCGTCGTGGTGTGGTTATTCGAAGTCAATGACGTGCCAGACGCCGCCGTATTGCCCGTATTGGTGCCATCAAGAGCGATGGAGCCTGATCCCGCGGGCGGCGTGACGACAATAACCGCCATGTCACGAAACGTTCGTGACGCCCCAATGCTGACATCGTAGGTCACGGTGCCCGTTGCCACAGAAGACAGCAAATAGAAGATCGCGAGGTAGGGATCGCCGCTCGTATTCGCTTGCCCGGTCGTGCTTGAGACCGAACTGGCGGTTAATGAACTGGTCCCATCAGAACAGGAAATCGAGGAGCCTGCACCGCCTTCCCATTTCGCGATGACGACCACCACATCGCCAGCCGCGACGCCTGGGACTTGTGCCGTGATATGGGTGGCCGCTCCGCTCCCTGGAGGATTGCTGCCGCCGCCGGTATCGAATTTCTCCACCCAATAGATCGCGGGTCCGGTCGGGCCGAGGGGCGTGGCCGCTTTGGTGTAATCGATGATGATGTCTTCAAAGTACGTCGTATGGCCGGCGGAGACGCCGGTCTGATTGTTGCCAATCCGTACCGAGGACATTTTGCCGCCGCCCGTGTTCGTGCTAGCCGTGGCATGCTGAAGTTGCGTGCCGGACGTATCGTAGAGATACCATTCCGCCGTGGCGGCTTCAGAATTCATCTGCAAGGAGAACCAATACCGTGTGCCAGACGTGACCGCAAAATCCCCAGTCGTGGTCGAGACGCCGCCTGGATTCGTATGCAGATTCAGCGCATAGGCGCCGAGCGTCGGACTGTTGCCGTTCCAGAGTTGCAGGACGGTATAGTTCCCATTCACATTAAAGAGACTGATCAGATCGAATGGCTGCCCGGACGCGCCTGCGTCCGTTGGGCCGAGTGTGACCCAGCCAGAGATCGATGTGGCGTAGAGGGCAGCGACCGGAAAGGTCAATTCGATATAGGTCGTCGCATCGGCTGGATTGTGCGCAATCCGCCGATGGGTCGCATTCGTCGCGTAGCTCGTGCCGTCGCCACGCAGGATCACTTTATCGAGCCGATCACTGCCTGATGAGGTAATCGTCAGATCGGCGGCCGTGCCGGTGATTGACCAGGTCCCTTGAATGCCTTGCGTGCCGTTATCGAGGATCGATGTCGTCAGGGTGGTGCCATCGGCATCGCCCGTATTCATATCGATCAGATTATCCGCAACGATGGCACTCATGGATAACAGGTCGCACGATTAAAGGAGAGCACGGGGCCTGTCCCATCGGCGGGGCCGCCCATCACATTGGTATAGCAATCCTGGGCAGGAATGCTGTAGACGTGCCCGCCTAACGTGCCGCTATTGATGTCGCGAACATTCCCGCCGGTCACATCGGGGCCAATGGGGGGCCATACTTTCGCCACCGGCCACCATGAGGGCTTCGCCGCAAAGTACAACGAGGCCGGCAAGGTCTCAGTCGCGGGGATGGAATTCGCGTATTGACTCAACCCACTCGGCACTTCGCTGACGCAGGAACCGCCACTACAGGCCCCGCCCGTGCTGCTGCAATGCGCCGTCCAGCCGGTATTCGACGAATTGCCGCACCAGTGGACCGCGTTGGTCACGGTGTCATAGTTTCCCCATCGGAAGAGTGTGGTGGTGACAAGCGGATCAGACGGGACCGTTTTCCCGGCTTCCGTGTTGCCGTCATTCAACTCAAAAATCGGCTTGCTGCCGTTTCCATACGTGGTATGCACGCCGCTCGCTCCGACCACGTTGCCGATGAGGTTATAGAAGCGCGAATAGGCGTGGATATCGAGCCCAATCAGTTGGTCCGTACATGCCCCGAAGGCATTCGTGGTGCCGGCCGCCCAGCAGGTCGGCTGCGTCCCTTGCCAATAGTTCCGAAACGAGGTGACAAAGTTATGCGTGCCGTGAAAATTGTCGGCGCTGAACATGCCGCCGACGTTGCCTTCCCACAGCATCATGTCTTCGCCGCCCGTATGTTGATTCGTCGTGGGCAGATTATAGTGGGAGGACGAGCCCGTATAGTAGTCGTTGATGCTGTAGTTGTACGCGAGGACGCAACCTTCACACGAGCCATTCACCATCAGCGGTGTCGCGACGTACTGATTGATGTTGTTGATGTAGAGGTCGTCTGAGGCCGCAAGGGCTTCAATGCCATAGCTCTGGCTGATGGAATTCTGCGTCAGATAAAAATAACTGTCCCGGACTTCATCGTGCATCGACTGCACTAGTTCGACGTGCGCTTTCCCACTATCGATGCTCCGCACGCCATAGACCCAGCAGCCATAGCAGTCGGAAATGAAGATGCCTTTGTCGCCGGTATTACTTGAATAATCCAAACTCAGATCGCGGACGCCGTCATGGGTAATCGGACTCGTCGCCCACCATGCGCCAGGACTTTTGGTGCCCGTCCAGTTGTCCACGTACAGCCCCGGCGTAAACGTCACCTGATTACCGTTGACAGCCGTCACGAGCACAATCTGCTGCTGGCTGCGGTTGGCGCGACTCGCCCCAGAATTGCCTTCCAGGGAACACGGCGGACTGATGCTATTGCTGGAGCACACAAAAAAGCCCCCGTTGTCGGCGGTGTCGTCTAGTTGATCCAGAATTAGCACGGAGTTCGCGTGCAGGTTCGTCGTGCTGCTCAATGTAATCGTCGTGGTGCCTTGCGTATAACCGGCGGTCCAGTTGGCGCTATTGCTTGGGCCGCCAGAAAAGTTATTGTCGCTGGCGGTGATACACACATTCACAAAAGAGCCATAGCCGCCGTGGCAACCGTTCCCACCAGAGAACACGAGAAATGTCTGATTGGCGCCTTGCCCGCGTAGTTCCACGTTCGAGATCCCACCAAAGACAATGCCTGCCGAGAGCGTAAAGGTGCCGGCCGCCAGCTCCACATAATGATTCGCGGTACAGGCGCCAAGCGCCGTATTAATGGCCGCCGATGAGGACGGCGCCGCAATGACCGAGCCGCAACGTGTCCATGACCCGGATGGAATACCGCCAACGACGCCAGCGCCAGACCAGTCCACGCGCCGGCTGGCGTCGATCGGATTCGAACTACTCGCGGTCACGGTAAAACTGAGCCCGTTACTCGCCCCCGCCACGGTCGTCACAATTACGTTGCCAGTCGTCGCACCACTCGGGACGGTGACGGTAATGCTGGTATTCGACCATGCGGTTGCGGTCGCTATCGTCCCACTGAAGGTGACGGTACTACTCGTCTGCAACGTACTGAACGTCGTCCCTGTAATGATGACAGTCGTCCCGATGGGGCCGGATGAGACGGAGAGGCTCGTGAGATGCGGCGCAGTGAGTCCTCCCACCACGACTGGCCTGCCTGGCGGCGCCGGCTGCTGGGCCAGCGCCACAACGGCGAGCAGTAGACCGATCAACGCGATGACGCTAGACCAATGGAACCGTGAACGCATTGGACACCGGAGATTCCACCGTGCCACCGGGACTCGTGGCTTGGACTTTGACTTCGTAATTGCCTGGAGAAAGAGCGTTCAACTGACCGGCAATATTGACGACGATCAGATCATCCTCATCCGGTTGCGGCTTCGCCAAATCAATCGCCGCCACGATCGTGCTATCGCCAGCCGCGCGTACATTCGCGGTGTAGTCCGTCACCACGGCATGATCGGGAGATGCCCGAAAGATGAGATTCCCGAGAACGACGGGATGAATCGTGCCGCCGTGAATGACGCACAGATCGATAATCATTCACAGGCCACCACAATGCCTGACGGCAGCACCTTGTAACGGCTGTCCTTATCGTACTGATCGCGGACGCGATCGTTCCATTCCGTGAGCGGCAAGCAATTGAATGCGCGATCGGGAAACCGCGCCTTGAGGGCCTGTTGTTCGGCGGCGCATTCAGGGCGACCGCACATCAGGGAATGGCAGCTCATGCAGAAGCCACGCCGAGCGCCAGAGCCCGGCTGGTATTCCCAGGTATAGCCGCAATGGCCGCATTGGCGACATTCGCCGTTGACCATCAGGCCATCTTTGCCGCCCTTCTCGAAGTACGCACTCGGCTTATGACCATGAATCACGGGAGGATCACCGGAGGCGGCGGCCATTGATTGATCGGTTTGCCCGGATCGTCTCCGGCCGTCATGCGCGCCTTGAGCGTCGGGCAGTCAAAGCCACAGTATTCCGCCTGACTCGTCTGCAAATTCAGACTGCCGCAGGGCGCATCGGTGTACTGCTCGACAGTGAGTTTCTTATCGAGCCGATCGTGGTCGGCCAGGGCCATGATTACTCGTCAAAGAACAGCGACGCGCCGTTCACGCTGGTGCCCTGCGCGAAGATGTATTCCAGAATCACGCCGTTGCTGAACGTGAGCGGCACGACCAGTTCACCACCAGGAATGCTCACCCAGCGGTAGCCGCCGCGCTGATGGAAGCCCCAGTTGCCGCCGATGACGACACCCGCCGTCCCTGCCGCCGTGGACGCGGTACCAGCCGACGTGACTGAGGGGCCAGCTTTGGCATCCAGTGGCGAGGGGGTGACCGCTGTCCACGTCCCTGCCGTGCTTTGCCGCTTGGCTCGCACGCCGTAGGTTTCATCCGCGGAGTTCGCTTGCGGACCAATGGACCATTCGTAAATCTTCGCGGCGGCCATCGTGGAGGCACTGGGATTGTCGACCTTGATGATCCCGGCCGTGGCAGCGGTGGAATTGGCCGCGCCCGCATTGCCAAAGACTGAGTAACGCATGTCAGAATCCTTTGCTGAAAATCATGAGCCGATCTTGCTGCCTTTGCCCTTGCCAATCCCTTTGCCGCCGCCTGCGCCTGACCCACAGCCTGCTTTTCTACGGAAGTGCATAGAGCGCCACCATCAAAGTTGCCGTGGTTGTTGTGGAGTTCACGCGAATCGACTGAATCGGAAGAATCTCCCCGGCGACCGCCGTGAAATCCACCGCCGTGCCGTTCACCATGACGGCCTCCACGATGCCGGCCCCGCCGACATAGATGGCATCGGCCGGAATTGGTTTGGTCGCCGCCGTGGCGGAGAAGGTCGTGCCATCGTAATTCACGGTATCGCTCTTCGTAATCGCGGCGTACCGGGCGTAATAGTCATTCGCCACGGTCTAACTCTCGTCCTCGACTTCGCCGCGACCCGTCACGGCCTTCTGTCCCTTGCGCTTGCCGACCACATCGACCACATGCTCGTGCGTCGTGTCGGCCGCGGCGGCAATTTCCCGGTTGGCTTTGTCGCTCATGCCCCGCGCTGCATACAGCATTTCGGCGGAGGCATCGCCCATCGCCTGCTCTTCGCGTTCGTGGAGATCCATCGCCTCTTTCTGGCTCAGACTCCAGCCCTGCCCCTTCGCGAGTCGCTCCTGCCCTTCGTCGTCCACGATTTTGTAGCAGGCTTTATCGAACGACTCTTTGAGCAGGATGGCTTGCGAATACTCCTCCATCCGGGCGAACTGCCACGACATCGGCGTATCCATCATGCAGGCCCACTGCCCGTTCGGCTGGCGCTGGGCCTTGTAGAGCATCTTGGGGTACTGACGGTACACATACGGATTGCCCGGCTGTGTCCCGTTCGGTACCAGGTCGGTCTTGTGCTGTTCCCACTTCCGCAGTTCTTTGCCCATCGGGGAATGCGGATTGATGACGACGCCCCCCGGCTGTTCTTCATCGAGGGGGTGCGGGGCGATGCCAAATTCATTCATCGGTCAGGCTCCTTATGCCCACACGACGCCGGCCACTTGCGTGCCCGAGCTGCCGATGCCATTCGCGATCAGCACCCAGAAACCGTTGGCGGCCATCAGTACGCATCCCGTCTGCTCCGTCGTGTTGAACGTGCCCACGTCCATCGTGCTCCCGCCGTTGCCCACACCGGCCGAGTACGTCACCGTGTGCGCGGCTTTGCCGTTCGCGATGATGTAGAGCAGCGAGCCGTCCAGATCCTTGGTCGGATTGGCGAGCGTCATGGCGAGGCCGCTGGTGCCATTGATGATCGCCACCACATCCTGCGCGGAGAGCGGCAAGCTGATGGCGCCGGCCGCGCTGTAGCTCTGGACGTTCCGCGGCTTGACCTGCGGAAACGTGACCATATCCTGCGGCGCCGTGGTTTCATCCGAGGCGAGGAAGAACGTGATGTTCGCCGACGCTTTGTGCGTCGCCGTTGGCGTGCCATCACGCCCGCGCAGCACCGGAATCGTGGTGCCGGTCGTGTAGTTCTGTGCCACTTGCATCTGTTCGGCGTCGATGATCGCCATCGTGCCCGCCGCCACGCCCGTGGCCGAACTGACGACGATGGAGTTATCGGTGAGGCCGACCGCCGATGTGACCGTGGTGGTATTGAGTGCCATGTGTGTGTCTCCTTAACCCACAACGCGGCACGCGAGACGTGCCTGCAAGGTCGCTGCGCCGATCAGAATATCCAACCGGCTCGGGTTCTGATCCGTGCCGATCTGGTACTGCTCCACCATGCGAATCGCAAACCCGAGCGACTTCGATCGCACCGTGTAGGAATCCGCGCCCGCGCCCGGCTTCATCAGGTCCGCCATCACGAACGCGAAGGCGTCGGGATGATAGACGAACGACTGCGGAGAGTTGGTCGTCGCCAGCGTGCCGCCCGAGGGATTCGCCGACCACACCGTGATCGCCGCGTTGTTCGCGGGCGACGCATCGACGGTCTGCAACTGACCCGACGTGATGATCGACGGCGAAATCGGCAGCGTCGCCATCGCACCGGACGAATCCGAGGTCGTCGCGGTCACGACAAACTGCTGCAGACGGCCCGTCGAGGAGTAGGACAGCGGATTCACGCTGTTCACGCCCGCGATCGTGAAGATGTCACCCTTGTTCAGCGTGG